GCCTCGTAGAGCATCTTCCGCAGGTCCTTTCGGACCTGGAGGGAAGCTCGTTCCGGGATCACCACGTCAACCTGAGCCAGGGGAACATACGAAACGGTCGGGGCCGGTGCAATACCGGTCACAGTCGAATTCGAAGTGTTCTCCAGGACAGGAGTCTCCAGCTTCAACTTAATCCGATAGGAGCGTCGTTGAGGTTGCGGGCGACTGAAGTCGAGGTTCAAGCGGAAAAAGCCGACAGGGATGCCGGCATTAACTACTCGATCTTCGTACTCAGCCACCTGCGAACCACCGACGAGCCCCTGACGGGACGGGTTGAAGGTGTGGGCGACCGGCGTGGCGGCGGCATCGTTCAGAACGATGTTAGCGATTGCACTCAAGGTGTAATCTTCCTACGTCAAAAGACGAAAATTATCTTCTTCCGAAGACTTGGTTGAGTAATGCCAAGGAGGAGGTCCAGCGAGCCGTATTCATAAACGGAGCCAATGTTAGAGTGGGTTTCGGAAACGAGGTCATTACTGATCTCGAAATCTGAACCCCTTCTTCATAGCACGCGAATGATTCGGTTCCTCTCCAATCTCCTTGACCGGAAGCTAGAACGCTCTTACCATGGTAAAGAGTTTTAGTCGTATTCCAACCTCTCTTAAATCTGAGCCCATGAGGTGCTGACAGATTCGATAAGTAATTTCCGACCGGAAGAATCCAGTCGATTACGAACGAATATGGCATCAACTCCCAGGCCAGAAGAAGAGGGTCGGTTAGACCATGCTTTTTAGCCATGTCAATGAACGAGTCTAGCACCTCGTATTCCAGCTCAAGCATAGTGGTGGCAGTCCATTGGTGCTTAATCGCAGCGGTTTGACCCGACTGTGAGTAAGTACTATTTAGACTACCCTCCATTATGCCCTTCCCTGTAACACGAGTAGGGCGATTACTATAGTAGGTGTTAGCTAAGCTTTCAGCCGCACCATAGATATCGCTCAGAAGAGGCTTCCAACCATAGGTGTATTCGAGCCATAAAGACCCGAAGACATCCTTAGTTGGGACCTCTTTGAGATCGCGTGGAAGGCCCTTCGGAAGAAGGGTTTTAGCGCGACCTCCAAGCACTTGCTTTGCTGCGGAAAATTTTCCGCGGCGCATCATCAGCGCAAAAGTTGCGAAACGGTTAACCGTATTCATCAACAGATTTGCAGTCTGACGATGTTCAGCGAGAGCTTGAGCCGCATTGAAACTCATATCTTTCATACGAGACAATGCGGAGTTCTGTGCCATCGCCACACTTTGACTCTGTTCATATCCGAACCCAGGGCGGGTACCCAGGCCGTT